GGGGTCTAACGGGTGAAATAAGTATGTTTTTTATATTCACCATAGTATTGGAGAGCATCAGTGAGTAACGGGCAGGTATATACTGAATCCGTAACTTCGCTAATCTGTTTGCAAATTACATTGATAGTAAGAGGACTCAAATTGTATTTATGTTCTAACCAAAGTGCATAGTCAGTAGCACAACAATTTTGAATTGATCCTACCTGGTTGATCATACTGTAATAATCGTTCTTACCAAATTTCTTATAGACGTCTTCGTCATGGTGTTTATCACCAAACATTTTATTTTTCCATATGGTATCGAACTCATTAACAGGTAATTTACGTTTTGCCCGGCCAGCCAAATTATAATCGACATACACATTAGTTTGTAAATAATCATTTAATTGTGTAAATATGGGCAAGCCTTGCATCCATGCTAAATTAGATTCATACAAGTTTTGCTTATATGCTAAACGCATTTTAGGTGGCATTGGTATGACAGCAGCGCTCCACGGGGTGAGTTCTATGAATCGATCGAGCCTACGAGTAACTCGGTATTTCTCACATTTGCTACAGTAAAAACAATTGGTGGAGCAAAAATCAATATCGTCAATATAAGGGGTAATCTGTAGAAATTTCAGTGTCATGCCGAAACCATGTGCACGATATTGGTTGACAAGATTATCGGTGATGTCATTAGTGAAGTAATAACAAGAGGCATAAGCTCTTTGTATGGTAGCGTCTTCAATTTGTTTAGGTAAACCCACTGCGCTATCATCACCTTTACCCAAAAGATCGTAATCATCAGGTGCCATGCCTAACTCAACTTCCATCACAAACCGTTGTAGCACAACAGTTGTAAGAGTATTCATGAAAGTCGTGTCGCACGAACCGCTAAAAACAGTGCCATCGATGGTTGCACTTCCATAATCAATGAGTTCTTGCTTCTCAAAGATATTGGCTATCATAGTAGTTTTAACGGGAAAAGCATGTACTTGCCATAACTCATGACTAACGTGATGAACAAAAGGTGTGAGTATGGTATAAACAGTGTGGAAGATAATATCTTTCAACTCCATTTTGACACTGCGATCCATGCCGGAAATATCGCATTGTACTATCTTGAAGTCTTTATCATGCCACTGTTTATAAATATTGCCTAAATCTTCCCAATTACAACCACCAGAATATCCTTTAAAAACCTTTATATACTGTTCAGCGGCATAAACGATAGGTCCCATTATTTTTTTGTGGTGTGAATTGAGGGCTGATATGCAACGGTTTTTAGGTGGATCAACTGCATCTTGTTGTTTTTCACCTTTACAGAAAATGCTACAATTGCGTACGTGTAAACATGTGTCATCTATTTCAAGTATTTCATCTTGTTGAGATGCTGTAAGATGATTAAACCATACTTCATAACTATAATGAAACTCAGCAAAAATTTCATTAAGCTCAGGCACTATGACAGTATTAACATATGAACGCAATTGATTGAGTTTATTAACACTAGGATCGGGAACAGCGGTGCACTGACGACGACATGCGGCTTCCAATGTTAATGAACAATTATCATAATATTTAATTCTAGGTGCAGTGTCTAAGACAGGTAATATTTGGACCACTGCTATTTTATTGTCGAATTTACACATTAATTCATTAACATATTCCAATGACATGTATATGGGAAATTTATAGTTCCATGTCACGGACTTAGCCAAGTACGCGTTAAGCCCTTCCACGTGCTTGGCACTTAAGCAAGTTTTGTAAACAACCCCATCAAAAGAGTACTTGCTACTCTTATTGATGCGTTGGTACCACTATAAAGTATAGTTAGCATCAACGGCCTGA